ATTGGCGGAAACCATCCTTATCCTGACAGCAGCCGATATTCTGAACGGATTGACTTCCTGGCTTACAGGGGGATCTTCCCTGAGCGATTTTGCTACCCAACTCGTTCCCTTTGGTGAAGCGATGCGGGATTTCTCCATTGCCATTGCCGGTATGGACGGGGAATTGGTGGCAAATGCGGCTACTGCCGGAAGGACGCTTGCGGAGATGGCGGCAACTCTTCCGAATTCTGGAGGGGTTATCGGATTCTTCACAGGCGAAAATGATATGAGCGCATTCGGAGCTCAGCTTATTCCGTTTGGCGAGGCGATGATGGGATTTGCAAATGCCGTAAGAGGACTGGATGCTGACACCGTAACGAATGCTGCTACCGCAGGAAAGGCCATGGCTGAAATGGCAACCACAATTCCGAATTCCGGAGGCGTGGTAGGTTTCTTTGCCGGTGAAAATGACATGGATGCGTTTGGTGAGCAGCTTGTACCGTTCGGCGAGGCAATGATGCTGTTCTCACAGGCTGTAAAAGGTCTGGATGCAAATGTGATCGTGGAATCCGCTACGGCGGGAAAGGCGTTAATCGAATTGGCAAATACTGTTCCCAACAGTGGCGGTGTCGTGGGCTTCTTTACAGGAGAGAACGACATGGACACGTTCGGGGAGAAGTTGGTGCCATTTGGCAGAGCGATGAAATCCTACTCTGACGCAATTGCAGGTATTGATGTGGAGGCCGTTACAAATTCCGCAACGGCTGGCAAAGCAGTAGTTGAGTTGGCGAATACGTTACCGAATACGGGTGGATTGGTAAGCTGGTTTACAGGAGACAATGATATTGCCGCCTTTGGCACAAGTTTGGTTTCCTTTGGTAAGAGCTTCGCACAATATTCCGACTATATGAAAGATGTGGATGCGAACATCGTTACCACTACAACCAATGCTGCTACATCCATTGTTGAGCTTCAGAAAAGTCTTCCAAAAGAAGGCGGATGGTTCTCCGATGATATGACACTTGCCAGTTTTGGTAGTGATATGGCATCGTTCGGTTCCCATTTCAGTAATTATTACAACAGCATCAGCGGTATTGATACGACGTTGCTGTCCGGAGTGATTACCCAGACAAACCGGCTTGTAAGCATGGCAAATGGGATGGTCGGTCTGGACACAAGCGGTATGACTTCTTTCAGCTCTGCATTGACAACTCTTGGAGAAACTGGCGTAACCGGATTTATCAATGCGTTCAATAATGCAGAATCGAAAGTAACGGCTGCGGCTTCGAGTATGCTGTCGTCTTTCATCAATGGTGCAAATGCGAAGAAATCCGAACTGACAACAACATTCACCACGCTGGTTCAGGCTGTATTGACAGCTATCAACGGAAAGCAGGGCGAGTTCCAAACCAGTGGTTCCACACTTATGGTTAAATTTATCGCCGGAGTACGATCTCAGGATAGTCCTTCCAGAACAACCTTTACCAATATCGTTAGCGGTTGTTTGACTGCGATACGAAATAAGTACGGAGAATTCACATCAACCGGAACCCAGACAATGGTGAAGCTGATTGCCGGTATCAGATCGCAGGACAGTAGTGCGAGGATGGCGTTCACAACCATTATCAGTGCTTGCCTTACGGTGATTAAAAATAAGTATGCAGAATTTACCTCGACAGGTAGAGAGTGCATGGTTAAATTTATCGCCGGTGTGAGAAGCAAGGATAGTGAACTCCGGACCGCTTTTACAACGATGCTGAGTGGTTCCATAACCGCCATCAAAGATTATTATAGCCAGTTCAAATCTGCCGGCTCATACTTGGTCGATGGTTTCTGCGATGGTATCAGTGAAAATACCTGGAAAGCAGAAGCAAAAGCAAGAGCTATGGCAGCCGCAGCGGCTGAAGCAGCGGAAGACGAACTGGACGAGCATTCTCCTTCCAAACGCTTTTATGGAATTGGTAACTTTGCAGGAGTCGGCTTCATAAATGCGTTGATCGATAATGTCTCCAAGGCTGGAAAGGCTGGACGGGAAATTGCCAGATCTTCTATTGACGGGCTGAACGACATCATTTCCAGAATTGCAGATTATGTGGACGCAGATATGGATGTTCAGCCTACCATTCGACCGGTTCTTGACCTGTCCGCTGTGGAAGCAGGGACTGGAAGGCTGAATGCTTTGTTTAGCAGAAATCAGGCATTATCTGTCAGCACTGGGATGAATGACCGAGTTTCCGAGATAGAAGTTCAAAATGGAGAAAGTTCTCCTACAGGAAATACCTATCAATTCACGCAAAACAATTATTCGCCTAAGGCTCTGTCGAGAATTGATATTTATCGGCAGACAAAGAATCAATTTTCGGCGATGAAAGGGCTGGTGGGTAACACATGATTAGAGCAGTAACTGTAACTAATTATTTGGGCGAATCAAAAAGATTTGAATTAGCGTTCCCGGATGAATCCGGGTTCGCTGTTCAATCTATCAGTGGATTGGGACCGAGCAAGGCAGATATTAACACGACAGAAATCTCTACGAATGACGGCTCGCTGTATAACTCGGCAAGAGTAAATTCCAGAAATATTGTTATGTCTCTGAAACTGATGTTTAATCCTCAGATCGAAGACACAAGACATGACTCTTACAAATATTTTCCGATAAAGAAGAAAGTAACGCTTCTCATAGAGACAGATAATCGTATTTGTGAGACTTACGGTTATGTGGAATCAAATGAACCAGATATTTTCAGCAGCGATGAGACGACGCAGATTTCCATCGTGTGTCCTGATCCTTATTTTTATTCTGCTGGTCCGGATGGAACTAATACCACTATCTTCTATGGAGTGGAACCTCTGTTTGAGTTCGCTTTTTCGAATGAATCTTTAACCGAGTCCTTGATTGAATTTGGCGAGATTAAGAATGAAACTGAGCAGACGGTGTATTACTCCGGTGATGCCGAGATCGGGGTTGTGATTACCATCCATGCCATCGGAAATGTGAGAAACATCACGATTTACAATACCGGGACGAGAGAAGTAATGCGTATTGATACTGATAAATTAAAGCAGCTAACTGGTTCTGGAATGGTTGCTGGCGATGAAATCATTATCTCAACAATCAAAGGGGATAAATCAATCACGCTTCTTCGAAACGGTATCTACACCAATATTTTAAACTGCCTTGATAAAGATTCTGACTGGTTTCAGCTATCCAAAGGCGATAATATTTTCGCTTATGTGGTGGAAGAAGGAACGACCAATGTGCAGTTTAAGATTGAAAACAGAACAGCGTTTGAGGGGGTATAGTTATGGAATTGATTGTTCTGGACACTTCTCTGAAAATGCTTTCTGTGCTTGATACCTTTGAGTCTATATACAAGCATTAACGATTCTGTTCTTGAAATCCTGAAAGACGACTACTATCTCTGGCTGAAAGAATCCGACCAGACCATGATTGTCGAGGACAGAAAGATTGAGTCTGATGCCGAAAACGGAAACCACTTTACGGTCACTGGAAGGTCATTGGAATCCATTCTGGAGCGCCGCATTATTTGGAAGCAAACGATTCTGAGCGGAAACTTTCAAAATGGAATCAAAAAGCTGCTGGATGAGAATATCATCAATCCTTCCGATGCTTCCCGAAAGGTAGAAGGACTGATATTCGAGGCATCCACGGACCCGGCGATTACCGGACTGACGGTAGATGCACAGTTTACCGGAGACAATCTGTATGATGCCATTAAAAAGCTGTGCGATTCCAAGAATGTCGGTTTCCGAATCAAGCTGTCCGATGATAACAAGTTCGTCTTTAAGCTCTATGCAGGCGCAGATCGTTCTTACGACCAGTTTACGAATCCATATGTCATCTTTTCTCCAAAATTTGAGAATGTAATCAATACCAATTATCTGGAATCAAAGAAGACTTTGAAAACAGTTACTTTGGTTGCCGGAGAGGGGGAAGGAGCCGATCGGAGGACTACAACCGTGGCTTGTGCATCTGGTGCCGGAACAGGTTTGAATCGAAGGGAGCTTTATACGGATGCTAGGGATGTTTCTTCGACCGTGGATAATGAAACCTTGACGGACACTGAGTATAATGCACAGCTTTCTCAAAGAGGTTTAGAGAATCTGGCTGAGAACATCGCAACCAAATCCTTTGAGGGAAAGGTTGAATCAACGAGGATGTACCGATATGGAGAGGATTTCTTCTTAGGCGATATGGTACAGATTGTGAATGAATACGGAATTGAGGGGAAAGCTCGGGTAACGGAATTCATTCGCTCTCAGAGCAAAGAAGGACTCGACTCGTATCCGACATTCGTTACCGTAGAATAGCAGGAAAGGGGTGAAGAAAAATGAGTGTCACTTATGGGTTCTATAACTCAAAGAATAAAGATCGGAGATACGATGCCATTCAAATGTCAAGCATTTTTGACGGGATCATACGTGACGGCATTTTGCAGCATGTTGGGACTGCTATGATGGTGAAAGAGTCTTCTGGCATGATGGTGAATGTCGGAATTGGCCGAGCTTGGTTTAATCATACATGGACGTTGAATGACGCCTTGCTTCCTTTGACTGTACCACAGTCGGAAGTGATTCTAAATCGGATTGATGCGGTTGTTTTGGAAGTAGATGCTCGTGAATCCGTTCGTGCAAATGCGATTAAAATCATCAAAGGTACGCCAGCTACTAATCCAGCGAAACCAACAATGATTAGCACGACCGACCGTTGGCAGTATCCATTAGCCTATATTCGGGTAAATTCTGGAGTTACATCCATCCGTCAGGCAAATATCAACAATGCTGTTGGTACATCGGAGTGTCCGTTCGTAACAGCTCCACTGGAGAAAATGTCCATTGACGCCTTGGTTGCTCAGTGGAAAGACCAGTGGGATGCATTTTATGAAAAAGAGACATCTGATATGGAAGCGACAAATGCTTTCTGGAAAGACCAGTGGTCAAAATGGTTCAACGCCCAAACGGAAGAAATCCAGAAATCTTATCTGGCATGGGAAAAACAATGGAACGACTGGTATGCTGCTCAAACGGCAGATATGCAGGAAACAAGTGCTTACTGGAAACAGTTATGGGCGACCTGGTTTAACGAGTACACAAACAATAATACATCTGAAATGGCTGCATGGAGAGAAAATGCTCAGGCATTGTTTGATGAGTGGTTCCAGCAGTTGAAGGATACTCTTTCGGAGGATGTAGAAGCAAATCTGGCAAACCAGATATTAGAGTTACAAAAAAGGACATCAATTCTTGAAGAAATTGTAGAGGGGATTCGGACGGAATTCACCGTATACAACAATCTTTATGACAATGGATACGAGAATTACGATAATCTTCTCGATTCATCAGAAGGAACTATCATTGATAGTAACGTGGACCCGATTGTGGCGCGTGCATATTCCAGCTCCTTAATTCTGGATAGCAACGGACAGCCAATTGATGGCCGCGTTATTTTTTGTATTAGGTAAAAGGAGGACATATCGAGATGAAAATTACGGATTATCAGAAGGTCCAGACACTAGATGAAAGCAACATCGTTTTGATTGATGGTAACAATGGAACCAAAACAATTATGGTGACTGATTTTATTAAATCCTTGATTGGGCTTACCAGTTCTCAGGATTTCATTTCCGGCGTCAATCTGTCGGAACTTACGCAAATCAATACGTTGTCTGCGGATGATAAGTTATTGATTGGCACCGCAGCAGGGAACAAAGCGATTGGTGCGGACGATGCACTCTTTGCAATTCTGGACGCTTTTGTTCCGAAGGAGCAGCGCCGCATGATTTACAGAGGAAAAAATCTGGGGAGCGTTATTACAGACGACCAGAAGGCAAATATCAAGAACGGAACCTTCAAAGGATTTTTCCTTGGAGATTACTGGTCTATCGGCAGCTATACATGGAGAATCGTAGATTTTGATTACTGGTATAATTGCGGCGATACGGCTTTCACCACGCCCCATCTGGTTATCATGCCGGATAAACCTCTTTACAACACACAGATGAATGAGACGAACATCACAACCGGCGGCTATGTTGGTTCTAAAATGTACACCAAGAATCTGGCGCAGGCGAAAACGTTGGCGGCGAGTGCCTTTGGTGACTTGATTCTCACCCACCGTGAATATCTGACAAACGCCGTTTCGAATGGATATCCTTCGGCTGGTGCTTGGTTTGATTCTACGCTGGAACTTCCGAATGAAATTATGATGTACGGAAGCCTTGTCTTTACTCCGGCAGGAGATGGTACGGTCGTTGTGAACCGTTATACGATCGGAAAGACGCAGCTTGCTTTGTTTACGGTGGTTCCGAATATGATCTCAAATCGTGCAACGTTCTGGCTCAGAGATATCGTTTCTTCGGCTGGTTTCGCTCGTGTGGGCAGCGGTGGCGATGCGTACTGCTACGACGCTTCGGACTCTTTTGGGGTTCGTCCGGTCTTCGCTATTGGTTAGTCTAAATCCAGGGGCCCTGTGCCCCTACGAAAACCGTACACAGGTGACAACAATCTGTGCTATAAAAAAGAAAAATCTAAATGAAAGGTGTGAATCAAAATGGAGGATAAGATTTATAAGATTACTCTGTCCGATGAAACTGTTCTTGATAATTTGAGGTTGAACGGTAATAACTTTATATCTTCATCGGAAATCAATGAGTCCGTTTTTGACGGAAATTGTTCGATCGTAACAATCAACGATGGAGAAAAGGATGAAGTTCACATGAACATGGAACTTGTCCAGATTACCAAGGTCGATGACAAGTATTGGTTTGTCTTGCGGGAGGTTCCAGAAACAGAGTTGGCCTTTGTTAAAATGCAGTCAGATATCGAATATGTTGCCATGATGTCTGAAATCGAACTATAAAAGGAGGAAACAGTTATGGAACATAGCAAGAATTACGACAAGGTAAAACGCTACTACAATTTGGGTATGTGGAATGAAGTACGGGTTCGGAATGCAGTGAAAAAGAACTGGATTACGGAAGAAGAATTCAAAGAGATCACAGACAAGGATTATGCATGAGTGTCCTTGTGAGTGACCGGACTGAATCCAAATTTGAAGCGATTACATATTCCATTGAATTGCATGATATGTTGATTGACCTTATGCAGCGTAGTTTCGGAGTGAAAGATTTGGATCAGCTTGTTCGGGTAAGATATGCTCACGGAAAGGATGCAACAGAAGATTTTTCAAGGTATAGATATTTAATGCTGAATTATAAAAATCGAATTGACCAGTTGGCTTCTATGCTGACTAGCAATGTCCGAGCGGCTAA